CACTGGATAAGAGCCAATACGATGTGACTCTGGCTATTGCCAATGGTGCGAAGATCGACCCGAAAACCGGGCAGTTGCTTGGTGACAATAATCCGCTGCTCGCCAAGGTTGCACAGGCAAACGGGTGGACCATAGACGCCAAGACCGGGCAAATCCGTGGTGAGGATGGGAATTTCATCTCGGTTGCCAGTCGTGTCGCCGCATACCAGTTGAGTCCGAAATCAGTGGCTATCAACGGTGATGCGTCGGGCTTCTACGCGGTGTTGAGACAGATCAGGAGTGCCAACGTTTCAACAACGGTTGGTGTCAGTACCAGTATCGCGAACATGATGCGCGGCGGTTACACGGGAGGCATGTTCGATGGTTCCAAGTTCCTGCCAGGCTATGCGAACGGTGGACAGTTCGAGGGTGCCGTGTCCGGTCCTGCGTCCCCTGTCAGGGACAGTGTGATCCTGCGCAACGCGCGTCTCGATCCAGGTGAGCATGTGCTGACGAAGAAGGACGTGCAGGCGATGGGCGGACAGCGGGCAGTGTACGCGTTCCGCAGCAGTCTGCATAGAAGCAATCAGGGTTATGCGAACGGCGGATCCCCGTCGAAATCCAACCGTGCTGCGAGCACACCGTATCTGCCTGAAACCATAACACTGGTGGATGCGGATGGGAGCCTGCTCGCGAAGGTCAGGACGATAGCGGATCAGCGGATTCAACGACATAACACGAATCTGGTTAGGGGAATAGTCAATGGCTAGTATCACAGTCACCACGGAACCCGATGCACAGCCTCCCGTGAACCGTCTCACCCTGCACGCGTCCGACGGCTGCATATTCACAAGTTTGACTGTCACCCGCATCCAGGACGGCAGTCAAACCCTCATCCGCCGCCAACCGACGCTCGGCACATCGGATGCGCTTTCGTACGACTACGAGCCTCGATATGGCGTTGCTGCCTCATACCACATATCCGGTAGTGAAAAACAGGCCAATACCGGCGCGAGCAGTGATGTGAATATGTCCAGTGACCTGGTCACTCTCACACCTGATTCCGGTTGGCTCATTCACCCGGGCAACCCTGCGAAAAGCATGCCCCTGCCCCTCGGCAGACTGACCGGGCTCACCGGCATGGGACGCGGCATGAACGCCACCAGGCATGATGTGCTCGGTGCCACACTCCCCGTGTACACCATCACCGGCCCCCGGTTCGGCTTGCAGTTCACGTTGGAGCTCCGCACGCGCACGTTGAATGAGGAAAGCATGCTCTGGGCGTTGCTCGATGACCAGATCCCCGTGCTCATCAATTGGCTGGACACTGACGCGCAACGACTGAATATGAAACCCATGTATCTGCAGATAGGTGACGCGCAGACGGATCGGTTCGCGCAGATGCTCTACCCAACCCAGTCAGCGAACACTCCCGGTGAACGCCGCGAATGGAAACTCCCCTGCGTGCAGGTGCAGAGTCCGGCCATCAGCCAGCAGGCAGTCGGGTGGACGTACGCAGACCTGTTCGCCGAACAACCTACATACCTGGCTGTTCAGGCGACGTACGCCACCTACGCGGATTTGCAGGCGCACAACAAGAAGGATGGCAGCTGATGTACCAAGTGACTGATGATTTCATTCAATCCCTGCGATTCACGCACCAGGTGTATGCCACTCTGACAGTCACTCCGCCATCAGGCGACCCTGTCAGTTTGGGCATCCAGTCCGGTTCCGTCACAGCAAACTACCAGCAGGGCACCCGCCGTACCGCCGATATCAGTGTTTATGCGGTCGGCACCTTGGCTGGTGGCGGTTCTGTACCCGCGAGCGACGTGGCTGCAATGCTGAAACGTGCGGGGACCATCTGCCGTGTAGAGGCCGGTATTTCCAGCAGTCTCATATCCCGGACCATGATCCCGATGGTGACCGGTTCGCCCTCTGATGTTGCTTGGCGTGTAGGAGACGGCCTGATTGACCTGAATGTCACCGATGACTGGTGGCGTGTGAGCCAAGGCAGATTCACCATTGCCTGGACACCAAATGCCGGCGTGAAACGTGCCAATGCGGTCAGCACCCTCATGCAACAGGCCGCCTCTGACCGGCAGGTTGTCAACTCCGCTTCCGACACCGGGACGATACAATCCCAAGGTGATTGGGGAGTCAACCGTGACGCCGCCATAAACACTCTGGCAACGGACGGCGGCTTCGACGCATACTTCGACCGTGAGGGACGCATACACCTCGAAGATTCAAAGAATTCGGATGACCCCATCGTTTGGACCGCTTCAGCTGGTGATGGAGGCGTACTGGTCAGTGCCGAAACAGGTCTGGACGTGCAGAGACTATACAACACGGTCGTAGTGAAGCCCTCAGCTACCGACAACTCGCAGAATTGGACCGCACAGACAGCATCACTGACCAGCGGAGACAGAGCACCGGCGAATCTGGGTGTAATCGTGCCCTATTTCCTCGCAAGCCCGACCATCAGCAGTGCAACGGACGCGTTGCGGGTCGCTCGTCAACAGTTGAGCAAAGTGACCGGTACTCCTGAGACCTTGCAGGCGGACATGATCGGCAACCCCGCCTTAGACGAAGGGGACGTGATCGAGGTACTCATCCCCGGCAACGAGGTTGAAGGCACGGCTACCACGCTATGGCGCTACTACGTGGACACCATCACCTGGGATCTGCTGACAGGCGGCATGACCGTGAAAGCCCGTAACGAAGGCGAGGTGAGCGAGAATGCAGGCGACTGACCTCCAACTCCTGCAAGCCCTGCAGCAACCCAACAGCGGTGCGGTACCGCTATCGGGGCGTGTAGGCGTGATTGCATCCACTTCCCCTGTCGCAGCCACTGTGGACGGCGTGCAAATCCCATGCCGACAAATATCAGGTCAAGCCCTCACCGTCGGACAGCCTTGCGTGCTCATCACCTTCGGCATCGGCTCGAAACCCCTGCTCATCCAAACCTCATGAACGTCAACTCAAGGAGCAACTCATGCCAACAATCGGGAACAACCTACTGCCCTACCCCAACACCTCCGATGAACCCAACGTGCCGAAGGCGATCAGTGATCTCGCCTCAGCCGTTGACGTGTCAATTGGTGGCGGGGGGAGATTATTCCAAACACTGGCAGATCTCCAATCCGTACCAACAACGCAATTGTTTGAGGGTCTCCGTGCATACGTAATTGCCGACAACACATTGACCAATAACGGTGGGTATTGGTATCGACACGGCGCTTGGCATCCCACCGGCCATATTGAGCAGGAATTCGCGATCCCCGCTGACGGGCGGAAGTGGAATGTTGTTACTCACGCCACTATCGTCGACCAGACCGTGTTCGGGGACTTATGGCTCAAGCGTACTACAGACAATTGGACCAATGCGCCGTGGGACTCTTCACCTATCTGGAATATCCCCACTTGGCTACAACCCGCGAATGGAACTGATCTGCATTTCCCGATGGCCGGCAACTACCCAGGGTCAACGGCCATACAAATCACTCCCGGCACCATCGCACTGCGCATTATTGCCGCCAGCACATGGACACAAAACCTGACCTGGGCATCTGGTGGTTTCAGTTGGCGGATAGGCGAATAGGCGAATAACTCGTGAACTTCATCAACTCAACAGTGTTTGGCTGGCTGATCACGACTTTCCTGGGAGGTCTCGTGGGATTCCTTACTTCATTCCTGCGCAAATCCGCTAACAGAGACAAAGCCCTCACTCAGGGGATGCGTGTCCTGTTGCGTGCCCGACTGATCGACATCCATGAGAAGTACGTGGAACACGACGAGCTGTGCCCGGTGAATGTGAAGGAAGAGGCCGACGAGGTGTACACCGCGTATCACGGTCTCGGTGGTAACGGGACGGGCACGCATCTGCATGACGAGATTATGGACGCGCACATCTCTTCCGACAATCCGAGCCCCACATCCCACTAAACACTTACTCAATTATCCAAGCCTCCGGTATCCGCTGGGGGCTTTTCTTATGCCGAAATCTAGGAGGTAACCATGCATCAACGATTATTGGGAGCGTTGGCCGCGCTGGCCATGTTCGGCTCGCTTGCCGCGTGCGGTACTAGTACGCCCACCCCAACCACTGTGAAGCCGGCCACGTCGGACAGTCAGACCATCAAAACACATACCGCGACAGTCAACGTTGAGGGTACCGGCACGGCCACTGACGTGACGGTCAGCATCATAGACCCTGACACCGGACTCAAACCCACCCAGGGTGCCGAGGGACTCGAAGGCTCACCCGCAACCCCGACCGATGGTGACCAGCATGTGGGTGACAGCCAGGCGCAGACGGACAGCAATCCGAATGTGCCACTCCCGTTCGCGGGGGTGTACGAGCTGACCGCTGGTCAGAGCATCACGGTGTCCGCGCAGAACGGCACCGCCGATGCGACCATCACTGTGACCATCACGTTGGACGGGCACCAGGTCAGCGAAAGCGGGACCGGAGCGAACACCGCCGTCACCGCCACCAGAAAGGAGGCCAAATGAGCCGGAAACATCGTTCACCCCATGAACGTAAGCCCGAACCAAGGAACGTCTGGCGTCTGCTCGGCGCATTCCTGGTATCCGTTGCGCTTGCCCTCGGGTTGACGCCGCTGGCATCGGCGGATACACGGGGCCAGGATACGAGCAGGTGGCAGGGTGACTACAACGTTGGCATGCTTGAGGACTTCGGTATGCTCAAGGTCAGTGGCTCGGACATCGGATACAACTATCTCGACCCGATGTTCAAGAGGAAGGCCGCCCAGGTGCGCGCGTCGGGGAAGAACCTCGGCTTCTATTACTACAACGGGTACGCCGATCCCGTCGGTGCAGCGAATTTCTTCGTGGACAACCTCGTCGGCTACCGCCACGGCGACCCGCTGGCGTATGACGCGGAAGAGTCCCGGTTCGTGTCCCCGGCCAAGGTCATGGCCTGGGTGCAACAGGTGCGGTCTCGCCTGGGTGCCGACGCGAACATGTACGCGTACATGAACTCCTCGACGACTCGTGCGTACAACTGGTCCGCAGTGGCAGCATCCGGGGTAAAACTTTGGGTCGCCAACTACGGTCGCAACGACGGTGCCTATCATGGCTCGCCATCGGTGGCGTACTGGGATCAGTGGCACATCCACCAGTACACGTCGGTGGGCCGTCGTCCGGGATATTCCGGGAATCTGGATATGAACGTCGCACGACCAGGAGCATGGGGCGATGGTGCCACGACAACCACGGTACCGGTCAGCAACCCAGCGGCAAGCACGGTTCCTCACGGCATGTACCTGGGATATTCGGTCGTGCAGACCCAACGACTGCTCGCCGCCCACGGCTACCAACTTGCCCTCGACGACTACTACGGTCCAGGCACCAAGGCGGCGGTCAGCGACTACCAGTCGACACACGGACTGCAGGTAGACGGTTACGCAGGTCCAGCCACACAAGCATCGCTCTCTGGCAAGGCCACTGCTACCACGCGCACCTACACGGTCGCACGTGGCGACACCCTCAGCAGGATCGGGGCGAAAACCGGTGTTCCGTGGACCACGATCGCCAGCCTCAACGGCATCCGCGCACCCTACCTCATCTATAAGGGGCAAACCCTGAAACTCACCGGCAACAGCACGGTCGCGTCATCGAATCGCAGGTACACGATCCGCAGGGGAGACACCCTCTCATCGATCGCCCGCCGACTCGGCACCACCACCAGCAGGCTCGCCACGCTCAACGGGATCGGCAACCCCAACTGCATCTACACCGGACACACCATCAACTACTAAGGAGCACCACCACATGACAGAACCATCCAAGACCACCGCGGAATCCGAACCGGAACCGGTCAGACCGCCGTTCCTGCCCGACAGGGTGTACGACATCCTCAAATACACGGCGATCTACGCCATCAGCCCCCTGGTCGTATTCACCGGCGCATTGGTCACCATCTGGAACATCAGCTGGATGCAGCCCGTCAGCCTCACCATCGCCGCCATCGGCACACTCCTCGCGGGACTTCTCGGCTACAGCACAGCCACCCATAACAAGTAACCACCACAACAACCAAGCCCCGCTCCCGGCATCACGCCGGGAGCGGGGCTTTTCTATGGTTATAGAACCATGTTCATCATGATTGTTGTCGTGCCATAGACTTGTTGCCATGAGTAAAGATGAAGATTGGTGTCCATTAAAAGGTGTTGTTCCTGCCCATACAGAGATTGATGTTTGGGAAGCCGCGGCCAAGTTGACTATTGAGATGATTCAACCTGGTCAGTACTCGGATCTGGAGTTTAAAGATAAACCGGACCTTCAATCAAAGTGTACCGATACCGGTATCGAAGTGACATCCAGTGTATCGAAGGTTGAGGAGGAAATGGAATCTCTCTATGCAAGACTTCCAAACCGAACCCATGAACAGCAGGTACGCGATCTTGAGCGAATTGAACAACTCAAGGGCCAGGTTCAATCAATATCGATATCCGATACGGAAAGTATTGATGTCTTAATACCTCCGAAGGGTGTCGATAGCTTCGATAGGATCCTTGAGGCACACAGAATAAAGTTAGAGAAATTGAATCACGGCGGGTACGTTCACTTTTCTCACTATCGGTTGTATATAAGATCCAACATCCTATCTGATCGGGAGATGCAGGAACAGGCATTGGAAAGTCTGGCTCTGGATGCAAGCCAATATGAGAAGGCATATGAGTATGTATACGTTTCAGCGCCTCAGCACATGTACTGGTTCGATCTTGAAAGAAGAAAATGTGGTGATACGCCGATATCTTCCACTCAAGAAACCCAGTGTTTATACGGATCGAGAGCTCTTGTGTATGCATGTGAACGTAAACGAATGCTGGATGAATAAGGACGGAATGTTTTTACTGACATATACGGCTTAGATTGTGATTACCTGCCAAGACGTGCGAACCGAGTAGAAGTCGCAAGGCAGATCAGGAACGCAATCGCAGCCATCGGCACGCTCATCGCAGGACTCCTTGGCTACAACCTATAACAAATTAACTAACAACTGGCGCAAATCGACCTTGCACCAGAAATAACTTGCTTTTTTGATTTGCAACTGAAACAAGAAAATTATCAAACGACATTTGCTACCAATGATAGATATATGAGGCTAACGAAGTTGCCGACAATAGTGATTGAGCAGCGTTCGCCGGTGTATAAAGATTTGCATATGTCCGGTGAGCAGTTGCGTTTCGCGAATACCCGATTCTAATATACGGCCCTTTTGCCTTTTCATACATTTGTCTGAATACAGACAACATTGGGAGCAGCACTATACGATCTTGGAATTGCCCATAGGCACTGACAAGACTAATGGACGGTTTCCCTTTTACACGGAAGTCTCTTTTCACTTCATCTGACAAATCGGGCATACTTCTCACAACGGGCTTATAGGGTTTTATCCGGTGCCTCTGCTCATCTGGGAGTCTGTGATCAACAAGAAAGTCAAGGACTGAAGACAAGAGTGTCATACCAGCTGCTAAATGCCCGTGAGAGAACACTATGATAGCTTCCTCAATCAACTTAGATATCTGACGTTCTTTGGTATTTTTCGAAGATGGCCGTATCAATAATCCGCAGTCTTCCTGGATAGCATGAAACTCCCTACCAAGGATGCTGCGGCGTGCGACCGATGAATGAGACTTTCTGAGTCTAGTTATGATTCTCTCATTCGGCACCCTGTATAGTGGGATTCCTTCCTCATATAGAACAGTTCTAAGCCAATCCACATCGTATTCAGCTCCCAAAGCCTGCTTCATATTGTTTGGGTACTGGGGCCCTCCTAGACTCTCAAAATAATCCCGAATAATGTCACTATCAGGTAACCAGATTTGAGATATCTTGCGAAATTCTCGCGTAAGAGAAACCGTTTTGTCAAGAATGGCTTGATTAACTCCGGTTAAGATGCCGGCATTTATTCCTCTGTACAAATTGGTCATATTATTTCCAAAAAACATATTTTGAGGATTAATCGCATCCATCAAAGAGGCAGAAAAATCAGGAATCCGTGGGGAGATTCGCTGCAGCACACTCGATAAATTTGCAACACTAGAAGTTAATTGAACAGCACTGATGCCCCTGACAATCTCAGATACTCGAGAAATCATGAGATCATTTTGATTTGCAATTTGAGTAATAACTCCCTCAACCCCAGCTTGCGCATAGAAATTTCCTCCAATGGCTAACGAGCTGAAGGCATCACTTATAGTTCGTGATTTATGTTGGTCACCATCACTGGCATCAGGAGTGACCTTAATATATTTCAGCATCTGAACTCTTGTCTATCACGATTCTAATAACTAATCATTATGCATAGTATCTTGAACAGCAAAGGCACAATGCAGCTGCCTCATTAATAAACCCTAGATGTCATAATTTTTCTTAACTATTCATGTTGTTCTTGTATACCCTGCATGTAACAACAATTTGCCCACATTTTGCCCACAATCTTCATAAAACAGGGCAATCTCACAAACTTAGGAAACGCAGTAAACGTTGACTTTTCAATATTTGCTCCTGCACGCCTACTCCCAATTGGATACTCTTTAGGGTTCAAGTCCCATCTCGCGCACACAACTTTCCCCTACTCTCACAACAAATCGAGTAAGTAATTTTTATCTTCTGCCCACAAATTGCCCACAAAAAATCAGAGGCTGATATCAGGGATGACAAAATCCACCCTGTCCGCAACCGCCCTGATGTCACTATCGAACAGGTCTGCATACGTATCCAACGTCATGGCCGCGCTCTTATGCCCGAGCATCCTCTGCAACGCCTTGACATTCGCACCGGCGCTGATGGCAATACTGGCGGCAGTGTGTCTTAAATCATGAGGCGGCATGAGCGGAAGCTCCGCCTCACGCAATGCTTTCGCCCACCACCCGTGCGCACCGGTACCGACTGATTGCGGTCTCGGAGAATGGCCGTCCGCATCAAGAAACACCGAGTCCTGATCCCCCATGTTTCGTATGAGCTTCTTAAGTGGGGGTACAAGTTTCCCAGGCATGGGAACATCACGCACCTCCCAACTCTTTGGCGTCCCTTCCAGATAAGCCGTGCCGACTTTGGTAATTGTGCGGCGCACATGCAACGTACGCTTCTTTAAATCCACGTCTGCCACATGCAAACCAGAGGCTTCACCCCAACGTAGACCGCAAAAGCCTAAGACGAGTATGAGCACCGCATGATTGCCGCAGTGAGAGGAAAGTTCAACCAGTTGTTGCGGCGTCAAATAGTGCCGATCTTCCTTCCTGTTAGGCTTGCGCGGCAGCGTAATGTTGGTTAGCACGTCAGTTTGGCCTATCATTCTGTCGCCCTGTGCGGTTTCAAAGATTCCCTTGAGTATCCCGAAGGCTCTAAGGGTCACTGTTGCGCTTCGGCATTTCGCCATATCGTTGATATATGCCTGAATTTCACTGCGTTGGATTGAAGCAATAGCACGATCTCCGAATTTCTGCTCCATATGAATGCGCCATGTTATCTCAATGGGGTGCAAATAACTGGGCTTCCACAGGTCTCTGTGCGAATTGATATATGCGGTGTAGATATCTCTTATCTTGCGTTTCCCTGCAGTAGGGTCGGCGTAGTTTCCCGTGTTGATGGCGACTGTTACGTTTGCCGCAGCCCAGTCCGTGGCATCCTTCTTACGCTTGAAACCACGTTTGTCCGTACTGGACCCGTCAGGCTTACGATATCGAATTCGATAACGTTTACCGGCTTTCGTCTCATACGACTCAACACTCGCCATGATTCATCGCTCACTCGTATTCGAAAACGGCATTAAACCCTGAGTTGCCGTTATATGACCAGGTCACTTTGATACCATCCCAGCTGTCCGTCTGCATACCGTCCAAACCAGAGGTCGCATTCATCTTTGAAACCAGGGATTCAGGTGCATTTAACTGCCCGAGGAGGCAACCTAAGCGCTTGACTCCTGAATATTGCGTACCTGAATATGTTAACGATTTACCACCGTCACCCACAGACACTGTTTCACTCGTGTTCCCCGTGGTTTCCCCACTATCGCCAAGAGTAAATTTGCACCATGAATTTGCCTTATCTAGCCTTGCCATACGGTTGGCAGCAACTCTATCTTTCTCTGCCGTCTGGGCCTGCTGCGCTGCCACGGCATTGCGGTGATTCACATAAACGAATCCCCCACCAACACAAATAGCGACGATTAGAACCATCACACCAACAATGGCGAGAATCTTCCTTCTGCTCTTCTTCGCTGCTGCCGGAACATCTCCATCGGCGGAAGCCCCTGCCATGGGCACCCACGGCTTAGGGTTAACAAAGCCACTCATCACAATCTTCCTTCTCCCCGTTTTGCCTTTCGGCAATTTCCAATACATCAGGATGATCGCACAGCCATTCGCGGTATGCGTGAATGATGTATGGCATCACGTTCAATTCTTTGGCAAGCCATATCGCGTTGTCGCACACGATCTCTGCTGCCGCATACTCCAAGGGGTTTAGGAGCAGCCGCGCGGCATCAGTGTCTGCTCGACGCTCCATAGCCGTTGTATGCCCATAGCAACCGTGGTCACGGTGCTTGGCATGGCTGATTTCATGGGCGAGCACACACCTTCGTTGTGCGTCGGTGAGGTTGCTCGCCATGTAGATGGTGTTCGTTTCCCTATCGAACGCCCCCTGGATACCGGCTTCCATGGGCAGTGTGACGACCCGCGCCCACATTGAAGCCAATGACTCGATATCGATCATTTACGGCTCTGCCTTACTTCTTCCCATCCAATTTGGCAACCGAATCACTAGCACTCAGCATTTTTTCAAGTCTCTCTACCGAGGATATTCCCGGTTTCAAAGAATCCCGCTGTCTTCTTGCTTCTATTAATAGCTTTTCAAACCGTTCCCGTTTGTCTAGGCCTTGGCTAATCAACATACTGCTAAGAGCTTCAATGTTTTGCAGTATCACTAGGTCTTCAGCACGGGCATAGTCACGCATATTGCCTTTCCACCCAGGATGCGCTTTCTTCCAAGATGATGCCTTAAATCCGAAAACCGCAAGATTGATTACATCAGCTTCCGATGCATATGCGATGATAGTGCCCTTTTTCGACATATCCTTTCCATCGAGAGACTCCTTCAGGGCATCTGTATGCAGTTTATAATTTGTTTTCGCCATCTCCCGTCGTGCATTCCACTCAACACCATATCGATGTTGTTCTGCACTCTTCAGCCGCTCATAATCTTTTATGACAAATAGATGAAACTCAGGGCTAATCCAAGAAGCGAAGGCAAAAGCGATGTCCCGGTGCGCGTACGTACCGCCGCTGCGGCCTCTAGTTACACTCAGACCAATAGCTCCTGTTTTCTCAATCCAATCTTTTGCGGAAAGGCTAAAAATATTTTTCCCTGATTGTGACACAAATCTTTCAGCAGCATCCTGATTAAATATCGGATTTGCCATTCTCTCCCATGCCGACAGGAATTGGATAGTATCTCCAAGTCTTAGCCATCTCCTGATTACATCGCCTGGAGTTGCTCCGGAGTGCCTCGCCATATCGGTGAGACTGATATAATCCTCGCCCGATACCGCTTGTATTGAGATGTCCACGTCTGCAGCATGAATTCTTTTTGACTTATCCACAATCTTTTCCTTTGTCCCACGGTCATCTCGAACTTTAAATACCTAAATATGTACGAATTCGACTATTTTTATTATTTCCAAAATGGTGTATACTATGCGATTCTATATTTTGCATATAATACTTACGGCTCTACCTCATAGGCTTCCTGCTCGCCGTCAGTGTCGCCGTGCTTCGCCGCCAAACCAAGATCAGAAACATGGCTAGCCCTGTGCCTGTCATCTTCAGTGGGTTCATATGTTATCGGTTCGTCCCACTTCGGGTTCGACCCATTATCCTTCATGCGTCGAGCCAGCTCACGAATTAGTTGATCGTCGGACGCCTTCGAAAGGGATACGAGCGTCGCGTCTCCTGCTCGCTCTTCCTCATTGAGAAAGCCGAATACCACCAGGGCTTCAATGGGACTTGCATCGTAGGTTCTGGCCATGATGATGAGATTCTCCGCGGTGAATCCGAGGTCATTATTGTATTGCCGCCACAAGGTGGCCGGCGGAAGCCCGGTGCGCGTGGCAACTTCATTCACAGCCGCATGGTGGGTGATCTCTTCAAACCATTGTTGCTTTTTCATGTATTTCATTATGAAGTAAAAATCATTTCATGTCAAGACACGCCGTTTCGTATTGAGTTGACATATTTCATTTCATGATGATATGTTCATTTCACAACCACACAGATTGCTTCATTGTGAAAGGAGGTTCGAATGACCTACCAAATGGTTTTCAAAGATGGATTTCTAGAACGCGCTCGACGTATGAGCGGGCTAAAGAGCGATGCCGCTTTTGCAGGTGCTATCGGAGTAAGCGAAAGCGTGCTCAGTAAAGCGAAAAAAACCGGCGTATGCACACCGGGAATGGTTGTCGGTCTGCATCTCGCATTCGGCTTTACGCCTGGCGAAATCGCAACAGTTGCCGAAACACCACTCCAAGAAACTCATCCATCCAAGCACGATTACGCAATCGCATGAAAATGCCGCCGATTAGAGCGGCGGCAAACGACAGAAGGACCAAATCCCATGTCAGAAACAACAATATCAGGAGTTGAGCATCATGCCCAGAACCTTGGAGGACGACAAACTCCTCACAGCCAAACAAGCAGCAGCACTCATGGCCATGACCACAAACGGCCTGTCACAACAACGATTCAACGGGAACGGGCCACAGTTCGTGCGTTTTGGCACTCACACAATCCGCTACTGGCAGTCCGACATTCAAACCTGGCTCGACGGCAGAATACGAACCTGCACACTCGAAGACCACAAATAAGCATCACAAACACCATCTGGTTCGTGCTCACGTTCCTCCTGTTGATTGTTTCCTGCGTTGTGGCGTTCCTGAGTTTCATCTGGCTGGTATCAGCCGCGGCATCGGGGACTGGGCTCATGCCCTGGCTGGTCATATTCCCCGTGTCACTGGTGGGTGTGTGGTTTACGGCGGGGCAGGTGGGGCTATGACCGTGGATGTTCCTTTGCTGCATGGTGCGGTGCGTGTCTGTGAGGTGTGTGGCGGCCCTGATATCGGTCCGCTCCGCTGTCCGCACGCGATCGACCCTGACCGCTATCCATGCCCCGCCCGTAAACCCAGCCCTGTCAAGGGCAATAACCCATACATGAGGAGGAGCAGATGATCGACGGATTTATGCTCATCGTCCCCGGTGACCCACAACCCAAACAACGACCGAAAGTGTATCGAGGAGTGGGTGTCACGCCGAAACGCACCAAGGACGCGCAACAGGCAATCCTACGCATGTTCACCACCAAATACCCCGACAGCCCACCTATCAGCGGTGAGGTCGCGATACGCCTCGAATTCTGGATGGCCAGCCGACACATCAAAGACTGGGACAACCTGGAAAAACTCGTCACCGACGCGCTCAACAAAACCGCATTCCTGGACGACTCACAAATCACCAGAAGCGTCGTGGACAAATACCTCCCCGACCAACTCATGCCAGGCAAACACGGCATGCGCAAACGGAAAACCGGCGACCCTCTCACCCACAACGGCGACCCATACCAGCCACACACCCTCATCTACATCGAAGAAAGACACCACTCATGAACAACACTCCACTCACCCAAGTGACCGCCAGCATGGAAGTATTCCAACAGCTTAAGAAGAACCAGCCACCCAAACCAGTCACCATCACCATTCGCATCGACCCGATCCTCGCATGGCCCAACAGCATGAGAGTCGCACTCCTCCACCTCGCCGGCGAAAACGCCATGTTCAGCGACTACACCACCTTCCAGGAGTTCCGCACCCAAATGGAAACCCTGCGACCCATCGACCAGATGGCCTCGGACTGGGCAAGCCAATTCGACAAGGACAGCGACCCATGGAAAATTCTCAAATACGTGACCGCCAGCCCTAAACCAGTCGTGGACGAGCCACCATGCTCATGCTGCCCACGATGCGGCAAACCACTCTGGGGAAGTCCAGCCGACCACGACAAGGCCACGCTACTGCTCAAGTACAAGCAGACACCCCTGCCTGTGTTCTGCCTCAAATGCGGGCAACGATTCAAATACGACGGCGACAGGCTCTCCTACACGGCAGCAGCCAACTTCACCGCCTGGGAGAAACGCCTGACACGGGAAGCCGACGCGAAGCAACCCACCCTGGCCTCCCTGTGACCGACAGGAAACAGTATCTGCCCAGATGCAACGTCCACCACGCATTGAACAGCCCATGCGACCTGGAGCAGGCGATCAGCATCTGCGAACAACACCGTCAACAGTTCCCCGCACATCGCGTCATGTGGACACCAATCAAAACCAAGGAAAGAAACAACCAATGAACACCACAACAACGACACCTGTAGAACTCACACTCCATCAGCAGGATGCCAACGTCGAAATGGACCAACGTCAGGCACTTCTCGAAGCACAGGCCAAGCGCGTCGCCCAGCTTCAGGAGGAGATCAAGACCCGCGAGGACGAAGTCGCCGGCATCAAGAATACGATTATCGACCAGTGGCAACCAGGCAAATACGATGCCGGCAACCTCACCGTCCAAGTCAAAGAAGGCGCCAGGACCATCAACGCCGCAAAGTTCAGCAAGACCTTCCCGCCGACCGAATACCCCGACCTGTACAAGCTATCCCCCGACAGCAAGGAAGCACGCAAACAGTTAGGTGAACAGCAGTTGGCGCCGGTCATGACCAGCCGCAAACCATCGGTCGTGATCGCATGAACACCATCTATCTGAAAAGCTCCGACCCTGATGTAGTCGCTTACGTGCAAGAACAGGACCGCTTATTCGCTGAGTTTGTGGCGCAAGTGAAGGCGTTCGATGATACGCATGAGGGTCTCAGCGCTGCCGTACTGCAAAACCCGTTCAACGGGGAGATGTTCGTGGGAGGGGTCCATACCAAACATCCTGAACTCCTACCAGGGAAATGGAAGAAACCGAATCATTACAACGGTTCCCTACAGCCATACCACAACAATCGGGAAGGCCAGAAGCTTATTGCCGGCATGCATTTCAAAGCGCCCGACTATCCGGGCGTCTGCACGCAGACCTTCTATGCGGAACGTTGCTTGGTCACCACCGCCTTCGTCCATGACGGTGCCGCGTGGGCGCTGTGCGGAGCCAAATCGGACAACGGGGAGCCCCGATACGACCCAGACAAATGGGCAGAGTGTCTTCATTGGGAATACGAGAAGGCCGCTCATGACGCACGCGAACTCAGGAGGAACCCGGCATGACAGTCAAATCGTTCACGGGCTTCAAGTGCCTGTTCCTGGGACACCGGTACAAAACCCGCATCCTCTACGACCAGCACGGGCACACACTCATCGGCAGATACCGCATCCAGCAATGCGAACAGTGCGGACACATCAACACAGGAAGGAGCAGACCATGACCAACAAGAAAAACCAAGCTCAAATACTCGCAGTCGCAAAAGCCCGGAACGACAAGCCTGCCATCTTGCAGACCAAGACAGTCACGGATCAGGAACAGCACACATACCCGTTCCCCGACACCAGCCAACCCCAGGAACCACGGTTATGGCCGGAGATCCGCACAATAATCGAAACCAGTATCCGCGACAACCCCAGAAGCAAACAAGTCGAACTCGGGCCAAGCGAACTCGGCACCGACAGTCTGCACACGCTCGCCGCGAAACTTGCCGGCTGGCCACAACGCCAAACCGTCGGATGGCTCCCCTACATCGGCACCGCCGTACACGCCCAATTCGAACAACTCTTCCCCACCCTCAACCCGCAAGGATTCGACGACAAAAAGGAAGGCAAACGGTTCGAAACCGAGAAACGCGTCACCGTGGGACACCTCTACGGCCTGTACGGCGGATACGACGTGAGCGGCAGCATCGACCTGTACGACCGGCAGAACGCCACCACCATCGACTGGAAGGTGGTGGGTCAGACCACCCTGCGAAACGTGAAAGCCAACGGCATCAGCCAACAATACGCAGTACAGGCATCACTCTACGGACTGGGACTCGCCAACGAGGAACAACCCATAGAACGGTCAGCGATCTACTTCCTACCCCGCAACGCCATCAGCCTCGACACCGCACTCCCATGGGAGACAGCATTCGACCCGAAGCCAGGCCGCTGGGCATTGGCACGCGCACAACTCATCGTCAACCTCATGGACATCATCGAACAAGCCGACGGCCCCGACATCAGAGACCAGTGGATCAGTCTCCTGCCCGAAAGCCCCACACACGACTTCTCCGACGGCACATGGCCCGACGACGACCCCCTCGAACTCAACGAGGACGACAACCAAACCGTGGTACCCGACAAATGGAAGCAACTCATCCCACTACTCGAAGCCACCTACCCCAACAACAAGTAACCAACCAGGAAAGAAGCAACCATGCAAATCAAAAACCTTGTCGAAGCAGGTGCAACCATCACTCGCATCAGCACGTTATCCGAAGGAGACCTCTACAAAAGAGCAGTGATCGATGGCAAAGACACCGAAATCCATATCGGCAGAGTCAGCGCAATCCTCAACAATGGAGAAACCATCGTCGTCAGCGGCATCGAAGCCTACACGGGAAGATACTCAAACACTCCCACTGTGAAAAGCGTCGCATTTCAAGGCAACGAAGACGTCACAGTATTCCCACTCTCAGATGTCGAAGCTGACATCATCACTCGCGGATGGTTCAAAGAACTGGAAGGAAGCATCCGTTCACACGAAGAGTCCATTACTTCCACCAGAAAACAAATCACCAATTTGCATGAGATTCTGCGAGACCCGGAGGCTGTTTTCGCAGAAACCACTGAATCCAACAAGTAACCAACCAGGAAAGAAGCGACAACATCATGTTCGGTAACAACAACCAGCCATACGGCGGATACAACCAGCAGCAAAACTACGGCGGCTACCCACAACAACAGGCACCCGCCACGAAACTCGAAAGCCTCGACGACCTCCTCACCGGCAGCGGAGCAAAAAGCTACTTCAACGGCGACAGCCAACCCGGCGCCACCATCACCGGCACGCTCGACCTCATCGAGACCAGCCAAATGAGAGACTTCCAAACCAAACAACCCTCATTCTGGAACGACGGACGACCGCAAATGCAAATCCACATCGTCATCCAAACCAACCTCCACGACCCCGCAGTGGAAGACGACGACGGGCGACGCAGCATCTGGATCAAAGGATGGGGCATCCAACTCAAAGCATTCCGCGAAGCCTGCCAGAAAGCAGGAGTGAAAAAACCACACAAAGGCGACCAGTTCACAGCCACATTCACCGGATACGGCGAACGAGGCAACGCCCCACAACCACCCAAAGTGTACGAATACCAGATCCAACACCACGACGGCGTAGACACACTACTCGGACAGCCACAGCAGCCACAAGCGGGCTACAGCCAGCCGCAGAACTCACCATACGGCCAGCAGCAGCCCACAGTCCCACCCTATGGCCAGCCACCAATGGGCAACAACACCGTGCAGCCAGCCGCGCCAACCTTCCAGCAGGCGCCGGCGCAATACGCACAGCAGCCTCCCGTCCAGCAGCCCGCACCGACAGCACCCGTGCCACAGGTCAACGTGATGCAACTGCAGCAACTCCAAGCCGCCGGGAAAAACCTCACCGACATCGCAGGGCTCACCGGACTCACCGAACAACAAGTCATCGAAGCATTACAGCCCACACACCAGGGCAGCGAAGACGAACCCGAATTCTAACGAATTCACACAAGCGTAAGGAAGAAGCGTAAGGCCATGAAACCGTTGAAAGCAGTAGATCTGAGAGCAAATACTCTCCCATCGCCTTACGCTTCTTCCTCACTCCCCTTAAAACACTTAAATAACCAACCCTCTCAATACCGTAAGGAGCGTAAGGAAATGGTTAGAACCATTGGAATCATTGACATTACAGCCTTACGCTACACCGTAAGGGAAGCGTGAGAAGCGTAATGTTCCCCTTTTATACTCACACCTGTTCAAAAATCCCCAACGGACCCCAATACGTCCAGCAACTCCTGCTCGGCATGGAAATCGCCGACAGGGACTCATCAAGCTGCTTCATCGACCGACGCGGACAAACCATCAAAGTGCCACGACGCGACACCGGAAAAAGCTTCGTCCCATACGCCGACGACGGATACGCAAAAGCACTATGGGACTACCGCAACGGAGACCTCCTGCTCGGAGACGACAACACCACCCTCTACGTCAGAGACGTGGACAGAACAGGAAACAACCAGCTACTCGACACCTGGCATGCGATCAGCAACCTCGAAACCGAATACCACGTCAAAAGCACCAAAGCCTACTACCCCTGGAACGACCAGATCAGAATCGAATGCCGAAAACTCGACCAACACGTCAAACACGGCATCAAATTCACCAACCGCGCATACCTGCGCATCAACAACACCATCACACGAATCGACACCAGCAACGAACTCTTCAACCAGCCATACGAACTCACACTCGACACCGAATATGACAACAACCTCGCAGCACAGGCAGTCGAATACCTCCGTGACGTGACCGCAGACGAACACAGCGCCCAAAACCTCGGACGCATGTTCGCCACCCCACTGCTCGAACCATACAAGCACCTCACCTACGTCATGTACGGGGACGGCGGCAACGGCAAAGGCATCCTCCTCGGCACGTTGAGCCGCAGCTTCCCCGACCTCGCAGCAAGCGTCGACTCGCAGCGCATCCTCGGAGGCAGACGCGGATCAGGCGGATTCGACACCCAACAGGAAACCGGCAAACTCATCGGCACGCTCTGGGCATACGACGAGGACGCCGACACCATAGGCATCGACCAGCTCACCTACCTGAAGAAAATCAGCACCGGGGACGCGGTCACAGCCAGAAGGATCGGGGAGAACGCCGTCAGCTTCACACCCAGATGCACCTTCATCATCGCAACCAACAATCAGGTCATCACCACGATGAGCGCCGCGGTCAGCAGACGATTCGCCTACATCCGCATGCGTGACGGGCGCAAACCCGACGAGTTCGCAAGACTCCTGGCCTTCCGCAACCAGCACGGAGCGGCCCCGTTCATCATGGCCTCGTCGGAGATATGGCGCCGGGCCGGAGACGACCCGTTCGACGACGTGTCCATCAGCAACCCCACGGACGTGACCGACCTCGAACAGGAGATCATCAATCAGGTGTGCGCCAACGGATACGCCCCCAGCAGCATGATCGAAAGCCTCAAACGATACGAGCAGCGTGACATGCTCGCCCGTTTCGGGCTCACCAGAGGCGGAGTGAAATGGATCAAGGAGGAAAGCAAATCAATACGTGTGCTGCAGGTGAAGGATGAGATCCGATTTGCCCCATACCGCGCAGCCTATGAACGAGACCTCAAACAACTCGAAACACAACTCGACACCACCCCGCACAAGCCCGAACCGATCGAAGTCGACCCGATCCCGCTCCCCTCGGAATTCGCCTTCAACTGCGCCTACACACCCGCCGACGAGCAGAAAGTGGCACGCAACTGGAAAAAACTCAGCGAAGACCCCACCTACGACAGCCGGCGCCGACCAGCCTCACCCGCCTACGCGGTCATACCACGACTAGGCATGGCAATCATCGACATGGACATGCCGAAAAACACGGACGACCCCGACGGGTGGACCATACTCAACCAGGAAATCGGCACGTACGGGAGCGAGAATTTCCCCACCACGTATCTGGTAGGCACTCCTTCCGGCGGAGTACACGCCTACTACGCGCTACCCGTGGAGCTCATGGGCAAGTTGAAGAACCGCGTACACGCGAACGGCATCCCCGTAGACATACGCTGCGAAAACAAAGGCTACGTCATCGGTCCAGGTAGCCACACCATGAAAGGCGACTACCAGTTGCTCGACATGCCGGGACAACAGACCCCGCTCATGCCACCCGCAATGGTCACCTGGCTCGAAAACAACGGGTACGTCGAAGGATCACAAACCCAACCCCGCCCCACACCGTCACAGGCTCGCAACCAGCCCACACTCGACAGTCTCCTCACCCAACCCATCAGCACAGATAAGGGCCGTCCGGATCTCACGCCAATACCGGAAGGGCAACGCAACACCACCCTTCACGACTGGGCGTATGGGCGCAGGTTGAACCATCCGGAGAACGAAACCAACATCCGCTTGGAGACTTTCGAACGTGGGCGTGCGAGCGGGCTGAGCGACACGGAAATCACCACGATATGGAATTCCATACTCAGACAGCAAGGAGGGAACCAATGAGCCGACCACGCCTACTCACCCCGAAAGACGTACGCGACACCACCTTCACCACCAAGGGTTTCAGACATGATGCGTACGACGCCGACGAGGTGGACGAATTCATGCAGGATGCGGAACACACCATCCGCGTCCTCGCACGCACAGCACACAACACATGGAAGGAACAACAATGACACAGGAACACGAACCAATCAAACTCAACGAGAGCACGTCGGAACCAAAAGAAAACGGTATCTATCTACTCGCCATCACCTTCAAATCAGAAACCAAGACGATGCCCTTGTTCAAAGATGGCGACGAATACTTAGGCGCTGATTCGTCATATTCATGGGGAGAGCTCGTCAAGGAACTGTCTACAGCAGACGAGGCAACAATCCAATCACTCTCCGATCATGATGCTCAGATACGAGAAGAAGCACTTTCTCATGCTGACGATTCGACGTCAGACGGGTATCACACGTTCGGAGAACTTTACCGATACCGGATGCTCTACAACGCATGGGCGGTTCGCGCATGGATCCTGATGGGTTACAAGGTAGTTAAATCACATAAACACTCCAACGGAGAGGAATGCTTTGGTGGGAAAAACTTCGTCGTACATGCCGAGCTCCCTACAGGACAGGTAACGAACCATTATGGCAACGAATATTGGGACTTGTTTGATTGCCCGGCGGTTGAAGCAGAGCCGGAATATGACGGGCATACACCACGGATTGTTGCTGATCGCCTTGAGCAATCCTTGTTCCTAGCTTCATCCAGAGATATGGCAACACCAATGAGTGAGCTTACTGAGGTTGGTAAAGCCTTCGCGGGTTGGGCTGAGGAGAATTCGGGTCTTGCTGTTGATGAGAATTTCGAGTACACGGATCGCACGGTTGGTAATTTCGCGTGTGCGGCGTTTGTTGCTGGAACTGAGTGGGAAGCGCAACACGAACCTACTGAGGCTGAGATACTAGCGGCGGCTTTTGGCATTTTCACTGATGTGACGAGTTCGGCTTTTGTAATGAGTGACGATGATTACAAAGTAGCGTGGCATCAGCTTGCAGATTATCAGCAGGACGTTTTTCTGAATCAAGCGAAATTGCTCTTTCCGCTGCTCGTAAGGTCGTGGGCGAATGAGTATCACTGAGGGGGAAGCCGCCCTGTTGATTCTCGCCGCCACGGTTTTCATCCAATGGATCTATAGGCCCAGGCGATGAGCCGTCCACACAAACCAACATGGCTGCGCATCCTCTGCCCTGCCGGCAACCTGTCAAAACTCGTGCCAGTCAGATGCGCGGGATGCGGCCAATGGGTCATCAGCTGCAGGCAAGAACCATGGCAGTCATACGATCCAGGAATCCTCCACGGGCCAGAAGACCTCAGTATCGCAATCATCCTCAACCGGCCACTCACCCGCATCAACTGGATCACCGGCCTCAACCAGCCAAGCCTACGAGACCCCTGCAGCACTTACGGCATCGATCCAAACGCCGACTACCTCGCCGCACACGAATGCAGACACACACCAATCAGCAACAAACCATACAAACCACCAGCCAAACCCCACGCAAAAAAACAACCGTGGGGCACAGGAATCACAGCATCGGAGATCAGGGAATTCGAGAAAGCATGGAACCATCAATGAACTGCCAACACTGCAACACCAGCATCGAAACCGGATACACCCTCTGCCCCGAATGCGAACTCAACCTCACACTCCTCATCCTCAGACTAGCCACATACACCACCCCACTGAAAGCCAGCCTTGACAGCACACTCCACCCAGGAGGACACCAACCCACCCGAACCAACCTACCCACCGCGCCCACACCCATAAGACTCGACGTGCTCGACCTCATCGACCAGCTCGACGCCACAGCAAGCGAACTAGCACGCTGGCTCGAAGACAGCCCACAGGAAACAGCATTCACCAGCATCCAAGACGCCCTCATCAGATGCGTGGAATCAGACCTCCTCCCCCGATTCACCGACGCGGAACTCTACTACCACACACTCACCCGCCTCGAACAACGCATCCTCAACATCATCGACACCCCAGAGGAAACCCGCATCGTAGGCCGCTGCCCCAACCAGCTATGCGGCATCACCCTCACCGCACCAAGCACCGCCACCACCATCACCTGCCCCATCTGCAACAACACCTGGCCCATCCAAGACGTCAAACAGGAATGGCTACGCCAACTCATCCGAGAAGGCAAGAAAACCGGTACGGCAGCCGAATGCGCCAAAGCATTCACCATGAGCGGTATCACCCTCAAACGCAACACCATCAACCAATGGGCCGCACGCAACAAACTCACCCCAGTAGGAACCGACACCGACCGCACGCCAATCTACAAATACGCAGACATCTACCGGATCGCCACCAGAAAACACCAGACAGAACTTGACACAACCACAACTGTCACCGCATAATGTCAATGGAATAACTATAGAAAAGCCCAAGCCAAACGGTTTGGGCTTTTCTCGTATTCCACACCCGGCAGACACCCATCCCCTGCTTCTTTCCTTTTTCTGCCGGGCCTACACTTCCACACATCATCTCCGACGCAGCCGAAACGGCCTTCGCGAAAAGCACCAGCCCGGAGGCCAACCATGAAACGTAACACCAAACCCCTGTCAACAAAGGAACAGGAACGAATACGCCAACTCCACTCACAAGGCCTCAGCCTCAACGAGATAGGCCGACAACTCCACCGCAGCAACAGCACCATCGGCAAATACGCCAAACAAATGGGCCTAAGTTTCGACCGTGCGAAGACGAAAAACGCGACCAAAGCGAAACAGGCGGACGCCGCATCATTGCGCGCCGACTTGAAGCTCAGATTGCTTCGTGAAGCTCAGGAACTCATGGATGACTTGCACAGGCCTCAACTGGTGTACACGTTCACGCCATCAGGAAAGTATGTGTCCCACGATGTGCCGAAGCCTCCGCCTGCTGATGCCCGCAATCTCATGACCAGTGTTGGTATCGCGTTACAGCGGTCAATCGAATTGGAGAAGGTGGATCAGCGGTCGGAGACTTCGGTCACGGTGATAGACGACTACCTGAAAACACTAGGAATCAGTTAGTCGATCTTCTCGATGCTCTTGACCTCTGCTGCTGCAATTACGTAAGAGATCGTTTCACCTGAATGATAAAGAGATGTGCGGCCATCTTCCTGCGTACCATCTTTTGATTCATAGAAAGTGAAAAAATTGGTGGCCTCAATAAACCCCGATATGTTGTCGAGTTCCTTGATCACTTTGTCGTGCTTGCCGGTTATTCGATACTTCATTTCTCTCCTTAATGTCGCGCTCTTCAAGTGTATTCGTTGACAGGAATTCAGCATGCCCTCTTTGCAGCCTCTTGCCGGTAAAGCATCAACTGCTGTCACCATCCCCGCATGGGCGAAGATTGTCGCATTTGACGGTGCTGTGCGTAGTGGTAAGACGGTTGGTGAGCTGCTCTACTGGGTGAAGTACTGCTTGCATGGACCAGAGGGTTTGCTGCTGATTGGTGGGCGTACTGAGCGGACGATTGCGAACAATCTGATCTATCCGCTGGTGCAATGGTTCGGCCCGAAGAACATCGTATACCGGCAGAGTACCGGCATCTGCACGATCTTCGGTCGTGAATGCCTCGTCGTCGGATTCAACGACGCACAAGCACAGACCAAGATTCAGGGATTGACGCTTGCTGGCGCACTGTTGGATGAGGCTGCGGTCATTCCTGAATCGGCGTTCACCATGCTGGTCAGCCGTCTCAGCATCCCCAACGCCCGCCTGTTCCTCACCTGCAACCCCGAAGGTCCCGAACACTGGTTGAAGAAGAAATGGCTCGACCGTGCACGCCTTCGGGTCGACAAGAACGGCGTCAAACACGAGCGGGACGACAAACAGACACTGAACTTGTACCGTGTGACCTTCATCCTCGAAGACAACACCTGGCTCGTCAACAACAACCCCGAATACATCCGAGAACTGAAGAAACAGTACACGGGTCTCTGGTATCGACGGATGATCGAATCCGAATGGGTCGCGGCGGAAGGTGCCGTATACCCTATGTGGGATACCGGCAGGCACGTCACCGACTGGAAGCAACTCCCCCGCATGAGTCGTATCCTCGCGGTCGGCTGCGACTACGGCACCACGAACGCCAGCACCGGCATCATGCTCGGCCTGCACGCCATCACCGACCAGTACGGGAGGATCACCGGACATGACCTGTATGCGATCGACGAGTTCCGCTACGATTCTCGCGCCGGTAACCCTCGCATCACTGACGCAGACCTCTCCCATCGTTTCCGCACATGGCTGGCACAACCACACCTACCTTACGAAACCGCACTGGCCCCCGAATGGGTCCTTGTTGACCCAGCGGCAGCAAGCTTCAAAGTCCAACTAGCCGAAGACGGTGTCCGTAATCTCGCGGACGGTGAGAACAATGTGAGCTACGGGATCAGCAGGGTCTCCAACCTGCTCGACACCGGCAAACTCCATATCAGCACCCACTGCAAAGGACTGATCGAGGAATTCCCCGGCTACTGCTGGGACCCCAAAGCCTCAGACCAGGGACTTGACAGGCCCATCAAACAGGCCGACCACTCGTTGGACGGCCTGCGCTACGCGGTCGCCACCACCGAAACCGAATGGCAGCCCCTACTCACGAATGGAGACCAAGCATGGTGATGCCCGCCGACGGCCAAGCATGGCCACCACTCAACCAGAACAACATCCAAAGCGAATACCGGTCACACGACGCCTGGTACACCGGAGACGAAGACCAACTCACACGCATCTACAGTCTCCAACAGGCATCGCAACGCCTCGGACTGTTCGGACAGGTCAAACGCTTCTTCTGGGGCGAACCCACACCAGCCAACAGTATGCAACGCCCAGTGAAAACCCATATCCCGCTGCCCGCCGAGATAGCCCGCATGAGCGCAGCACAACTGTTCGCGGAAATGCCCACATTCAGCAACCCCGCCAACAATGACACCGACAGTCGCAACGATGACGACAAGCTCGACACAACCATCGCCACCCTGCTCGATGACAGTGCACACGCGGAACTCCTCCAGGCGGCCGAACTGGCATCCGTGTTCGGTGGCGCATACCTGCGCGTCACATGGGACATCAGCGTGGACAGCAAGCCCTTCATCACCGCCACCTCACCCGACAATGCGATCCCCACGTTCGGCCTGGGTGGACACCTGCAATCCGTGCTCTTCTGGACGCAACTCCCCCGCATCGAAGGCGTCAAACGCAACTACACGCTACTTGAGGATTACACTCCGGGACACATCGAATACGCGGTGTATGAGTCCTCGAATGAGACCAGCATCGGTAAACGCATCCCCCTCGATGTGCACCCGGTCACCGCGGGTCTGCAGGTGGAGGAGAACTCGCAGATCAGCACGGGAAGCGACCTGCTCACCGTCGTGTACATCCCCAACCTCATGCCCAACCGCAGACTACGCACGGACCCAGCGGCACAGCACATGGGACGCAGCGACTTCGAAGGCGCTGAACCCATCTTCGACATGCTCGATGAGGCGTACACCAGTTGGATGCGCGATATCCGACTCGGCAAGGCCCGCGTGTTCGCCAGCCGCACGCTCCTGCAGCAAGGCAAGCCAGGTCAGGGTTCCACGTTCAACATGGATCAGGAGATCTTCACCCCGTTGGAGCATGCGCCAGGCTGCAAGCTCAACGACAGCAGCCAGCTTGAAACCTTCCAGCCGAACATCAGGTGGGAGGAACACCAGCAGACCTGTCAGGACCTCATCCAACGCGCCTACAGTGCGTGCGGGTACAGTCCCAGCACGTTCGGACAGTCCGGTGATGTGGCCATGACAGCCACCGAAGTGCAGGCCAGGGAACGGTTGACGATGCTCACTCGCGGCAGCAAGATACTCTACTGGCGTCCGCAGCTCGCCAACCTGTGCGCGGCACTCATCGACGTGAACCATTTCGTGTTCAACGGTCCCGACCGTGGCGACATGATCCCCGACGTGGAGTTCCCGCCAGCGGCCACGGACTCGCCGAACACTGTCGCGCAAACGTTGAACCTGTTGAACGACGCGGAAAGTACGAGCGTCGCCACCAGGGTGCGGATGCTGCACCCCGATTGGGATATGGGTGAGATCGACACGGAAGTGGAGCAGATTAAATCCGATCTGAGCATGCTGCCCATCTCATCCGACACGAACCTGTATGCGGCGGTCGCCAATAACGGCAGCACCACGGGCGGAGTGCAAACCAATCAGAAGGGCAGTTACGTGGACGGCACGGTAGGAGCGGACGATGACAGTCAGCAACAGCCAACAGGAGCAGCAGAGTCAGAGCGTTGACGGTTCACACGCCCAACTCGCCCTCATCGGCCTGTACGTGCTGGCTGACAATCAGCTCACCAAGCTCATGGGCAAGGTCATGCGCCTGTTGCGCAGGGCATCAACGCCTGTGGAGGTGGCGCATGCCGTAAGCATGATGCGCCGGGGTGAGCGTCGTATCGTGGACCAACTCGAACGGCAGACACCCCAACTGCTCGATACCCTCACCCTGAGCGTGGAACGCACCATGAGAACAGAGGCGCACAGGCTACCCCCGAAACCGCCAGTACCACCGGTACGCATGTCAGGGAGCAGCCCGAGGCCGTTCGATTTCACCGTTCCCTTGGGTGAGCGTGCGACGAGTGCGATACGTGTCGATCTGCAAACCGAGTTGAAAGACATTCGAGCCCGTATCCTGCGCCAGCATGACGACCTGTACAAACTGACCGCTTCCGGTGCAGCAACCCACAACATGCTCACCCCGGGGCACACCATCAAGGACGCGCAGCAGAACATGATGCGTGACCTTCTGCAGCATGGCGTGACCGGTTTCACCGACAAGTCAGGCCGTAACTGGCAACTGTCCTCCTACGTGGAGATGGCGGTCAGGACGGCGAGCATGCGCGCCTACAACGAGGCTCACATGCAGGTCATGCAAGCCGCTGGCGTCACCCTGTTCATGGTTCCCATCCACATGCACACCTGCCCCATCTGCCACGCCTGGCAAGGCAAGATACTTAGCCTCACACCAGACGATCGTGCGGATGCGACGGTCGATGAGGCGCGTGCCGCAGGATTGTGGCATCCCAACTGTGAGCATGTACTGACCAGTTGGCGTGAAGGCGACAAACGCCCCACGGTCACCGAATGGTCGGAACAGGACGAGAAGCTCTGGACCTCATCACAGCAGCAGCGCAATCTCGAAAGCCGGATACGCGCCCAGAAGCGCGTGCTGGTGAACGCCGAGGACACGCAGATGCGTGCAGTGGCCAGAGCGAAGATACGCCGTTATCAGGCGCAACTGCGACAGCTCACGAAGGACACCGGCCTGCTGCGAAGGTCTCACCGTGAACAACCCGACCTCGGGCTACGCAGGTAGCCCTCCCACTATTTTTCGCCATCCCGCAACGGGGTGGCTTTTTTAATGATCCGAAACGGAGAACAACATCATGGCAGAAACAGACGCCGGAACACCAACCCCACTAGAAGCACAGGCACAGCAGCCCACACCTCCCGAAACGGGAGCACCCGCATCACCTGCAGCGCCTGAAACCGAAGTGCATGATTGGCAGGCAGAAGCCACCAAATGGAAAGCACTGTCTCGTCAGAACGAAGCGCAGGCGAAAGCCAATGCGGACAAGGCGAAACAGTTTGATGCTTTCCAGGAGTCGCAGAAAACCGAGTTGCAGAAAGCTCAGGACACCGCGGCGAAATGGGAAGCTCAGTACAAGCAGGCTCAAACGCAGGCTCTCCGTGCCGAAACGGCTGCGAAGAACAACATCCCCGTCGAACTCCTCACCGCGGATAACGCGGAGGCACTCGACGCGCAAGTGCAGGCACTGCTCGCTTTCAAAACCCCGCAATCCGCGTCACGCAGTGGCATCGACCCCACCAAGAACGGTGGCGGCCCGACCACGTACACGCAGGCGCAGATCTCCGACCCTGCGTTCTACCAAGAACACCGAAGCGACATCCTCAAAGCAATGTCTGAGGGTCGCATCAGATAACCTCTGAAAGGTAACAAATCATGGCTGATGCAGTCATCAACACCACCACCATTGCTCCGTTCATCCCCCAGATCTGGGCGAACGAAGCACTTGAAATCCTGCGCAACAACATCGTCCTCGCACCCCTGGTGACCAAGGACACCGATGTTGCCGTATTCAACGTGGGCGACACGCTCCACATCCCGTATGCGGGCACTCTCACCGCGAACGACAAGCTGCAGAACAAGCCCGTCACCAAGCAGGCCGTTAACCCGACCGATACCGTGGTGAAGCTCGACAAGCACAAGGAAGTCACCATCCTCCTGGAGGACTTCCCTAAGGCGGTTGCGCAGCCTCTCCTCTCGCAGGAGTATGTGAAGGCCCAGGTCATCGCTCTGGCCGAGCAGGTGGAGACCGACCTGTTCAGCCTGTACAGCTCGTTCAGCGGCTCCCTCGGCACTGCCGGTACCGATATGGATGCCGCCGTGCTGCGTGCAGCCAATAAGAAGTTCACCGATAACAAGGTGCCTCGCGGCAACCGTCACCTGATCGTCAGCACCAAGGACTCCGCTGCACTGCTCGGTGACGACCACTTGCAGAACTTCTTCTCCTACAATGCGGCTCGCGGTGACATCACCAACGGTCTCATCGCGCAGGACATCTACGGGCTTCAACTGCACGAGTCCCAGTTGGTGCCGTCCGTCGCTGGCACGCCAACCTCCACGCACAACCTTGCGTTGGATCCCGGTGCCATCATCCTCGCCTCTCGTGCACTGCCTTCCGCGCCGGTCGGTTCGGGTGTCACCCAGGCGGTCGTGTCCGACCCGCAGTCAGGTATCACACTGCGCTGCACCATGGCGTACGACAAGGACTACTTGGGCGTGCAGACCACGTTCGACGTGCTCTACGGTGTCTCCAAGCTCCGTGACGAGAAGGGCTTCGTGGTCCTCTCCTAACCGCATTTGAACTAGCAAGAAATCCGCACTAGTTCAAATCCTCCTATTCGCGTGCGTCGCAGGCTTGACGAAACCCAGTCCCTGCGACGCACTGCACCCCTACTCACCTGTTGGAAGGACAACCAATGACCAAATACATCAAGAACGCGGCAGGCGGCGTGCAAGCCGTGACCGAAGAGCATTACAGCCAATACCTCACCGTGAAGGACGAGGCCGGCAACGAACAGCCGAAGCCCGGGTATTCGCTGCTCACTGAGAAGGTCGCTCGCAAGGAGAACCCGCAACTGTTCGGTGAAACCGACCCGAACATCATCTACACGGCACGCGAGCTTGTGGCGAAGCGCAAGTACGCCGAAGACCTCGCCGCATACAAAGCCGCCGATGCACAGGTGAATGCCGAGCCCGCCGCTGACGGTGAACCCGTTTCGGACGGCGACAAGGCCTGACCATGGCCATCTACGCCACCGACGACGACTACCGGGCATACAACAACCTCGCCACCGATGCCGAACTGCCGGACAATGTGACATCGCTGCTGCGTGCCGCGTCCCTCGCTGTACGAATCTATACGAGCGTCTGCGTGTACCTGGTCGATGACGGCGATCTGCCCAAGGAGCAGAGCGTGCGTGACGCGTTCCGCGACGCCACCTGTGCTCACGCCACTGCGTTGAACAAGCTCGGTATCGACCCCGATAAGGGTGGTGCCGTAGATGTGAGCGTGAAGGCATCGAAGAGCATCAGCGGAGCGTCATTCTCCTATTCCACCGTAGAGCAGGAGAACGCGGCACAGGTACGGCAGCAGGTCGCCACAGGCATTGCACCATCAGCACGGCAAATCCTCGATGCTGCGGGTTTGAACTCGACCGGACCGTGGAGGGCAGGCTGATGGCAGTCGATGAGCTTGAAGATTTCTACGTGCATACGGCAATCGTGCGCACCAGCAAGGGAGTCAACAGTCAAGGCGTCACCCTGTACAAGGAGAGCGAACCGTTCCCCTGCTTCTTCGCGGACGGTTCCAAACTCGTTCGTGACAGTCAGGGCCAGCGCATCATCGGCTCATCGACCATCACCTGCAACAACCGGTACGCGCCACTGTTCAAACCCGGATCGCAAGTCTTGAAAGTTGAAGACGACAAGACCCGCACCGTGAAAGGCAGCGCGGTCCTGGTCAACGTAGCCGACTCGGGCGATTTGGAACTGCCCGATCATACGACCGTGAGTCTCGTCTGAACCGTATCGGAGGTGAACGCCCATGCAGTTCGAAGGTTCATTCGATTTCTCCAACATCGAAGGCGCAGCACGAGACGCATACACCCGTGGTCTCATGCAAGCCGGTGAGCATATACGACAGCAGAGCGCCATGCTCGCACCCAAGGAGACCGGTGACCTCGCCGGTTCCGCGGACGTCCACATGGACGGCGACGGGCAGGTGTCAGTCACCTATCCGGGCCCGTACGCCCGCTATCAGGAGTATGGGGTGTTCTGGCGCATGAAACCCGTGCCAAGCCCCTCGAACGGCAAGCCTCTCCGCCATGACAACGGCCAGTCGTTCTTCCTGACCACTCCAATGATGACCGAAACCGGCAGGTGCATGCAGATCGTGGCGGACGTGATGAGGGAGGACATGTGACATACCAACCAACCACGCTGCTGCTGACCGGCATCGCCCGCCTTCTCGATCTGAAACAGGTCGGCATCTACACCCTGGACGACGTGGTGAGCAGTGACGGCACAGCAATCGTGCTGAAAACCATGCCCGACAGTCCAGCCAGGTGCATCACCCTCAACTACCTGCCCATGAACGCCATACCCAATCAGGCGCACAACAGTGGCCTCCTGCAGGTCGCCTGTCGTGGCAAGCCCGGCATCCCGCTCGACTCGGATGAGCTCGCCGACGCCTGCGATGAATGGTTGAACGGACTCACCCAATATGCGCTTGGCGGGGATTGCACACTCAACCAATGCTATCTGCGTAACTCAGTGAACCTCGGGCAGGACGAAGCACAACGGTGGATCACCACCAACCAATACAACGTGGACGTGGACACACCACCCACGCTGTTCAGAGACTAGAAACCCATCGAAAGGAAAAACAATTATGACTACAGCACTTGCACGCCGATACCGTGCGGACGTGTCCAAGGATGGCACCAACTGGGTGCAGATCATGGGCATGAACGATTTCAACCCGACTCTTGACCGCACCACGCAGGATTCCTCCGACTACGATTCGGACGGCTGGGGATCCAGTGAAATCACCATGCAGTCATGGGGCGTCGACATCAAAGCGAACCGCAAGACCACGGCAAGCGTGTTCGACCCCGGGCAGGAACTGTGCCGAGCGGCTTCCGACAAGTACGGCGAGGATGCACGACTGTACGTGCGCTGGTATGACAAGAATGGTGGCACGGAAGCCTATCAAGGCCGCGGCATCGTGGAGTTCTCGCGCTCCAAGACCGGTGTCACCGACCTGGACGAGGCGGAGATCAAAATCACCGGCGACGGTGCCCGCAAAGAGATCCCGAACCCGCTCTCATCCACCTCAGCGCCTGCAATCACCGCAGTATCGCCATCTCCTGTGAAGGTTGGTGCTTTGCTGCAGTTGACCGGCTCCGGTTTCACCGGTGCCACGGCCATCAAGTTCGGATCCACCTCGGCAGCCGTGTACACGGTCGTGTCGGATGGTCTGATCGTGGTCACCACACCGAACGCGGTGGGCGCACAGTCACTCACCGTCACCACTCCGGCAGGCACTTCCACCGGTGTGGACGTGACCGTCACAGCAGCCTCCTGACCTTCACCTTCTGATTCTTCCCCGCATGGTTTCTTAACGCCCTGATTCTCCACCATGCGGGGATTCCCTTTCAACACGTCGAGAAGCAGGGCATTCCTATACCTGATTGGAGAATCATGGCATTCACAGACTTCAAAGACATCGCACCAGACCCCCTCACCCTCCCCATCAACGGGAAGAACTACACCATCCCGCCAGTCAATGCCGCTGACGGGTTGAAGGCATGGCAGTGGATCCGCGACAGCAAGAAACAGGACGGCACCACAGCCACCGTCGAAGACGTGGCGACACTCCTCCTCGGTGACGTGAACCGTCAATTGCTCAAAGACAAGGTCAGCTACGCGGCATTGAACCGCGTGTACCAGACCGTACTCGCCGACTTCACGAACGGTCGCGCTACCGCCGAGGCGATTTGGGAGACCGGCGGCGACCCAAAAGCAGTGGAGAGGACACGGTCCGCAAAGCAGGCAGAGGCCGATACGACCCCGACAGCGGACTCTACGAATGGTACGAAGAACTCCCCGAAGAAGCCCACGCGGGAGTAATCGCCCCCACCTGGCCGCAACTCATCGACCACTGGCAGCAGATCGTCATCGACGCGCAGGAACACTACCGGATCGAACTCGACAATCTGCTGCTGCTCGAATCCCGCCCATGGGCTTGGCTGCAACGCCGCATCATCGGACTGCTCAACATGAGTGGGCAGCTCCGTCACAGTTTGGAAACGGAACAGGAGACCACCGATGAGTGACACTGCAACCGAAGTCGGCAGCATCAAGGGCCTGCTGAAACTCGATATCTCCGACTTCATGGCAGGCATCCAGCAAGCCAAGACCGCCGAGGACGATCTGAAACACGGCGATGACGATATCCGCATCGACGCTGATGTTTCCGAAGCGATCGCGAAGATCGATGAAGTGTCGGCCAAAACGGATAAGGTCACCTCCAAGGATGGCGATATCCGTATCGACGCGGACACCGATCAGGCCGTGGCCAAGATCGAATCGGTCGAAGCCAAGACCGACAAGGCCACGTCAAACACTGATGACATCCATATCGATGCGAACGTTTCGGAAGCGACCGCGAAACTCGACCAGGTGCTTGCACAGGCCGACCAGGTGGACAGCGAACGTATCGACCTGCGTGTGCAGGCGTCAGTCGATGAGGCGTTGGCCGAGATCCAGGCCGTGGCCGCGAAGACGGAACAGGTTACCGCTGGACGTCATGAGATTCTCGTGGACGCGGATACCGGTACCGCGGTAGCCCAGATCGAAGCGGTGAGCGCGGCGCAGGCACAGTTGGATAGTTCCACTGCCCGTCTGCGTGCAGCCTATTCGCAGTTGGATGCCGTGCAATCCAAGGGTGTGGCCTCCCAGTCCGCTCTGATGGTTGCCGAGGCGGCAGCAACACAGGTTGAGCAGGAGCAAGCCGACGCGCAGGAGCGTTTGTCGCGCGTACTGGCTGAGAACAATGTGGCACTCGTATCGAATGCTGCTTCCCAGTCGGTGAACAGTGAGGCGGCCAGCAGTGCGGCACGGTCCGCTTCGGAACAGGCATCCAGTGTCACCGCGGGGCGTACGGCGATGGCTTCCGACACCGCTGCGACCAGTGCGAACACGGCGGCCAAGGACGCCAACAGGTCGGCTACCGACAGTCAGGCTAAATCGTATGGCGCTCTTCGTGGCAGCCTGCTGCTGGTGGCCCCGGCATTATTGCCCATTGCTGGCGCGGCGGCGGGTGCGGGTGCCGCACTGGTCGGTATGGCCGGTGCAGGCATCCTCGCCTACAAGGGCATCAGTAATGCAGTGGATGCGGCGAGTGTAACGGGCCGACAGTATTCGGCGGATCTGCATGTTATCGAGGACGGCATGAGCAGCCTCGCCAATACGAGTGCAGTCGCCTATCTGCAGGGGTTTAACGGCGTTACCCGTGAATTGAACTCGCAGATGCCGTACCTGTCACGATTGACCGCTACATTCAGCCGTGATCTGGGTACCATCAGTAGTAATGGTGTGGCTGGTCTACTGGGCTTATTCCGTCAGTTGCAGCCGGTCATGTTGAGTGTTGACCAGGGCATAGTGCGTGCCAGTGCGAGTTTCGCTCGTTGGGGTACCGGTAACGGTGCACGCGATTTCGTTGCCTATCTGATCGAGAAGCTGCCTAGCGTGGAGAATGCGTTAGGCAGCTTGTTCGGTGCTGCTGGCCATGTGGTGCAAGCGTTCAGCCCGTGGAGTGGCGTGGTGCTGAGCACTGTAACCGCTGTGAGTGATGTCATCAGCGCCATCCCGACGCCTGTTCTCTCCACTCTGGTGACCGAAGCCATGGCCGTGTATACGGCGTTCAAACTGTGGAACGGTGTTACCAGCGTATTCGACAAGGTGAAGACTGGTCTGGGATCGTTCTCCGCTGCACTGGGGCTTTCCTCTACAGGTGTGGGACTGTTTGTCGCTGGGGTCACGGCGCTGTCTGCGGTGATCGCCATGTCTCAGACGAATGTGGAAAGCGCGGCGCAGGCGCAAACGGATTATGCGTCAGCCTTGGAGAACACCAATGGCGTCATTGACGAGAGCATTCGCAAGCAGGCGGCAAAGAAACTGCAGGAGCAGGGTGCCTATGACATGGCATCATCTCTCGGGATAAGCAGTAAGGATTTGACTGATGCGGTGCTCGGTGAGGGGGATGCCTACGATCGGGTAAGCGGACAGGTTGACGAGGCGGCTACTCATTACCACCAGTTGGCCACGCAGACACGCAGCAACAAGGACGGCACGCAAAAGTTGGCGAAGCAGTCCGATGAGCTGTCCAAGATACTCGGCAACCAGCATTCAGGGTTGCAGAGTGCGGTTAATGACCAGAAGCAGATGGCTGAGGCAACCGGAGACGCAAGTTCGAAAATCAGTTCCCAGTCACAGATTCTCGGTGTCAGTCAATCGGAGTGGAATACCCTAACCGCTGCTGAATCGAACGCCAGTACTGCTGCGAAGGACTACAAGAGTGCGTTGGATGCGTTGAATGGGCAGGCACAGACCCTTGATCAGGCGACGAACTCGCTCACGACGCAGTTCGACACGATGGCGTCCACATTGCAGCAGAACATCAAGAACGTTGGTGCGGCGCAGGCTACGAGCATGGACAACAACACCACTTATGGTGCGAAGAACCATCAGCTGATTCTGCAGACCGTGCAGGACGCGCAGGCGAAGGCCGACGCGATCATCAACAGTGAGGGCAAGTCGCAGAAGTCGTATGCGGATGCCCGTGCCTCGTTGGAGGAGTCTCGTCAGAAGATTCTCGACACCGCCAAAGCAAACGGGTTGAACACCGATGAGGTGAGCAAGTACCTGGATACGGTCATGAAGCTCCCATCCGAGACAACGACGAGCATCATCCTGAACGATTCGGATGCGACTGCTGGACTGTCCGCATTGCAGGTGAAGACTGCGACGCTCTCCGCCGACAGCAAGACGCTCACCATCACCGGCGATAACGCTGACGCACTGGCAAAACTCGCTGAGGTGACCGGTGCGAAGATCGATAAGAAAACCGGCACTTTGGCACTGGATAAGAGCCAATACGATGTGACTCTGGCTATTGCCAATGGTGCGAAGATCGACCCGAAAACCGGGCAGTTGCTTGGTGACAATAATCCGCTGCTCGCCAAGGTTGCACAGGCAAACGGGTG